TCGTTACTTCTAGACATCAGTTGCCTCCTGTCAGAGCGTCCGCGCACATGCCAGTGCGGAGACAGATGGGTGGGGTGCATTCAACCGCAGACCAATTGGCCGGGTCTTGACAAGGGTAGCGGTAGAAGCCGTCCCCTGCCGAATAAACAATCGCTGCGAGTATGGCGACGAAGGCCGCCCAGACAAAGTATTCTGTCCTCATTGCATCGGGTTCCTTATCAGGTCATCCATTGCTTTCCACAGGTCTTCGATCTCGGCGTCGTACTTCTCCAGCTTGCCTGCGAGGCCGCTGCTGACGCTGTCCGATTTCTCGACCATAGACCGCAGATCCATCAATTCTTTCTGTTGCTCAAGGATGCCCGCCATCTGCGTGCTGATGGCTGACAGCTTCGGTGCAAGGCCGCGCACATCATTGTCTTGGATTGCTTGCTCAAGGGTTTGAACCCGGCTGACCACATCCAGAACTTCGGCAACGCTTTCCTCCACGCCCCAGAACCGATTGACCGTGTCGTAACCCACGTAGATCGCGCCGCTCAAACCAGACAAGACGGGTAGAGCCGCGGCGAACCACCAGCCCTTTACGTCAAAGCCAGCGATCCGCAGGCCAGTGGTTTCAGCTTCTTCGCTCACGAACCGTAGCCCGCAGCGTACACGTCGGCCAGCGTCACAGTGTCAGCGCCGAGCAGCCCTTGCAGGCCGATGCCGAAGACGTTGGCTGCGCTGATGTTCATGATGTCAGCCGTGGCAGAGTAGGCCACCGTCGCGCCGTAGAGGTTGGTGCCGCTGTTGGCAGCGTAGGCGTCAACTGTCCCGGTCATGGTTGCGTTGCGCGAGGCGGCAAGGAAAGCGCCAGCATCGCGGGCGTAGGTCTGCACTGCGCCGAGGGCCGAGTTGTAGTTGCTCACGTCGGCTGCGCTGATGGTCATGTCGTTGTTGGACAAGACGGCCTGCACGGCCATCTGCTCCTGCACCGTGTCGGCGTTGGCGGCCATGTTGGCCACCGCCTGCACCTCCATCAAAACCGCAGTCGCGGCAACGAGGTTATCGACAGCCGTATCGAGATTTGCCATCGTTGCGACGTAGTTATCCTGAAACAGAAGCTCGGCGTTGTAGTACGTCGCGTCGATCACCCCCTGCACATCGGCATTGTAGTCAAGCCGCATCTGCTCTGTAACAGTCGCTGTCTGCATGATGCCCGGTGCGAGGATGTCGCCCTGGCCAGCACTGTAGACTGCGCCAGCCGTCAGGCTCTGGGCTGCTGACAGTTGGTTAAGGATTGTCTGGGCCGACCCCTGTAGATCCGTCATCGTCGGATCGGCGTGAGCGGCGGAAACGCTCAGACAGAGTAGGGCCGCTGCTTGTTTCAGGTAGGACATCGGGCAGTTCCTCTCCGATCATCAGGAAGGTGTCCCAGAAGGACTGATCTTGCGCGTATCCTACCACATAAATGTGGGGCCTGTCACGCATGGCCAGATAGCCCTCGCGGCCCACCAGCAGCTTGCCCGTTTCGATGCTGTAGATCGGGCATGGTGTGCTGGCCAGCGCCATCGCCTTGTAGATTGCCGGGTTGTCGCACATAACCGAGATGCCGCTGACCTGTAGGCCCAGCCCGCCTTGCTCCTGCGGTGTGCCAAGCAGCCTCGCGTCCTTGCGGCGATTGCACTCAGGGTCTTGCTCCATGCTGCCCTCGGCACGACCAAAGATGCTGATCTGGAAAGCCTGCTGCTTAGGGATCAAGCAGCTATCGTTTCCGCCGCCGCCCATGACTGTCGGCGCTGCGGCTGTCGGCACGGGCGTTGAGAACGGAGACGAGCCAGCGCCGTTGTAGTTCTTGGTCTCGCTGGTCGAGACGTTGTTGCTGTCAATGGTGGAGTTGGTGTTGCCGGAGTTGGTGTTTAGATCACCGCTGACTTGGGCGCTGGCGGTGGCCGTCAGTAGATAGAGCAGAGCGCACCCATAACGTCCCGCGTCTCGCCAGAGCATAGCAGCTCGTTGGCCGCGTCGCCGTGCGCCATGTAGTAAAGCGTTTCCGCGTTCTGTCTGATCTCGCACTGGCGGTCTCCCTTGGGGCAGGCCGTTGTGTAAGCCACCGAGGACACAGTAACAGGGCCGCAGCCAGCGACCAAGAGGACGAGTGCTAGTCTCATTTGGTAAGGCTCCGCATCAGTTCGTCGATCTTTTTGTCGAGGTTGTCCAGCCGCGAGATAACCCTGTTCATGTCGGTGTGCATGTCGGCTCGCGTGACGTAGTCACGGGCTACTTCCTCGCGTGTGCGGTTCAGCAGGATTTGCAGCCGCTTCACTTCCTCGACATGGTTTTTCAGCACCCAGCCGATCAGGCCGAGTGCTGCGCTAAGACCAAGGCTCCAGAGCATTTCCGTAGTCATGGATTACTCCGCAACCTCAGGCTCAGGTGCAACATCCAAGGGGCCGCTTTCGGTCCACAGCCAGCGGTCACGGCTGTCACGCGAGGGCAATTCGCTGTCGTCGATGATGCGGAAAGGCTTGCCCGCAGGCACGTCCTTCTGGGCCACGGCTTCGATCTGGTCCGCAACCTCAGGGGCCGGGATGATGACCGCTGCGCCGCCGTTGTCGCTTGGGAAGATGATGACTTGCATGGAGTGTCCTTTCAGCGGAAAATGGCGACGTTGACAATATCAAAGTCAGTTACGTCAAAAGCACCAGACCTTCCAAACGATGTTACCAACCGCAATGACGATGCGCTTGGAGCAAATCCAGATCGACCAGAAACAATAGCCTGATTTGCTGATGCGCTTGTGGTTGAAACTACACCCCCACCAACAAATGAATAATTCGCATCCGGCATCGCGGTCGCAAAATTGACCGTATAGTCGCCCGTCCCGTTGTCAGTGATCGAAGACACGTTGCCAGAGGCGCGGATTGCCACGGTGCCAGTGCCGTTGAAGTTCACCCACGCACGGCAAGCATAGATAGGGGCAGAGCCAGTGGCGTTGAGAGCAGTGGTGATCCGTGCTGCTGCTACGTTGCCCGTCAAGTCAGCAGCGTCCACCGCCCCATCAAAGGCCGCAGCCGTAACGCCCGTGGTTCCGTCAATTACAACGCTCATGCTTGGGTCTCCTCGGGGTAGGGGTAGCGGGCTTTGATCTCAGCAACCTTGGCCTGCCATTCTTCGACAGTAGCCTCGCCGCGCTGGGACATGAAGAACAGGGGGTCGGCTTCCTGTTGGTACGACCACTTACGCAATTGTTCTTGCTGCTCCTTAGTCGGCGGAAGTTCAGGCTCAGGCTCAGGCTCGACGGCAGGCTCAGGATCGACGACGAGCCACGCGCCATCGGTAAACCTTGCGCGCTGACCCTCACTCAAGGCTGGCGGTTCCTGCTCTACGCAGCCGCCGGGGATCAGCCAGTTGGCTTCGTCCATAGGATCAGGATCAGCAAAGGTTTTGCCAACGAGAAACCCTTCGTGGTCAGTTTGATAAACTTGCATGGCAGACCTCAAAACTTGATGCAGGCGAGAAGGGCGATGTTGCGGGGGCGAGTTTCGGTGCTGCCAACGCTTGACGTTGTAGAAACCGTTCCTGTCGCAACGAACGCCCCGGAGCCATAGTTAAAACTGCCCTGCGACCCCGCCGTGGTGTTGGTGAGAAAGCTGTTCCCGTTTAAGGGGGTGTGTGTATGGTTTTCAAACTCGTCGGTCTGCGCCGAGCCAAAGGCTCGACCGCTGTCTACACCACGACCGTCGTCCCAACCCCGCATGAACTCGCCTCGAAGATCGGGCAGGTTAAACGTGGTCGATCCATCGCCGACGCCAAAGGTCGTGCCAATGGCTGAGAAGAGGGCTGCATAGGTTGTCCGCGAAACTGCCGCGCCGTTGGCCTTGAGCCAACCTGTGGGGGCAGCGTTCATGGCAAAGGTCATAACCGCGCCAGCGGCCACAGTAACAAGGGGGGCCCCGCCAACCTCCAACCCATTCGGGAAGTCAGGCGCACCAGTGCCAGCAGCGTCGGTGATCGAGTTTGCGCGAATTTCGGACATCAGTTAGCCCTCCCACGATACGTTGATGGTGCCAGCGTCGAAGGCGGGTGCCAGACCACTAGTAAGCCGGACTCTATCAAGGACACCGGACAGCACCACAGCGCCACCAAAGATATTGGAGGACGCTCCAGTTCCAGTTGTGGCAAGAAACCCATTCATAACCCAAGTGTTCCCAGTAAGGTTACTCAGGACAATGCGGCCATTCCATGTGGTTGTCCCATCATGAGTTGCTCCGTTCCCTCCGACTGGAAATGTAGACAAAGAGCCAGCCATTGTGCTTTCTGTGTTGAACCCGGTCGCATTTGTAAGCGCGGCAGAATACGACGACGCAAAGCCGCCAGAAGTTCCAACAAGAAATTGGACAATGCCGGGGGATGATGCAAACGACACCCCACTCAGCATCACAGTCACACGCTTCGCCCACGAGGGGATGCCCGTGAAGTCAATGGCCGTGCCAGAGGTAGAAGCAACAGCCGTGCCGAGCGTGATTGCCCCGCCTTGGATTGTCTTGTTCGTCAATGTCTGCGTGGCATCAGCAAGGACCACGGTCCCCGAGGCATCCGGCAGCGTCAGCGTCCGATCCGTGTTCGTGCCGGGGGCGGCAAAGGTAAACGTCCCGGTGCCGGAAGCGTTGCCAGAGAGTGCGATTTTGCTCATCAGATCACCACGTATCTTGCGCCGGATTCGACCGTGACGGTCACACCAGAGTTGATGGTTATTGGGCCAGTGGACATTCCATTGCGACCAGTCACAATCGTGATGTTCTCAGTGATCGTGGCTGAGTTCTCATAGATTGCATCAGACGTAGCACCACCACCGATCGCTCCCCACTCCGTGCCGTTGTAGCCCTCGAAGGA